TTTTGAAACAGATAAAATAAGAACTGTTCATACACCAATTACAGATATTGAAAAACTTAAGCATGATTTGATGACTCAGTTAAATGGTTTAGAGCGTGGTGATAAAGCTTGTATTATAATAGATTCGATTGGTAATTTAGCATCTAGAAAAGAAATTGATGATGCATTAGATGGAAAAGTTGTAGCTGATATGACTAGAGCCAAAGCCATGAAATCTTTATTTAGAATGATAACTCCACACCTTACTTTAAAAGATATTCCAATGATGGTTGTGAACCATACGTATAAATCATTGGAAATGTATAGTAGAGAAGTTGTTAGTGGCGGATGTGTTGTAGAAGGCACTAAGATATTGACTGCTAATGGTTTAAAATCTATTGAAAATATAACTATTGATGATTTTGTTGAAACATTAGAAGGTAATAAAAAAGTAACACACACTTGGAACCCTCAGACATTAGAAGAAGGATTTAAAGAGTGTTATGAAATTGAATTTGATGATGGACATAAATGTACTGTATCACACGATCATAGATTTTTAACATCTGATGGATGGATTGAAGCCAAGAATTTAGTAGAAAACACCAGAATAATAAATATCGGCACCAACAAAAAAGGAACCGATATATGTTACACAGCAGATATAGCAATATAGTCTATTTAATTAAAATTGATAGAAATAGATTTCCAAACAGGTATATTGGAAGCAAATCTAATTGTATTATTAGAAATAATAAAATTTATGATTCTAGAAACAACGAATATTTTGGATCCTCTTGTGATCCAGAATACAAAAATATAGTTGAATACTGTGATTATGAAATAGAAATTTTAGAAAGTTTTGATTCATACGAAAAGTGTTTAGAAAAGGAAAAAGAACTTCACATTTTTTATGGTGTTGTCGCATCACCTGAATATTTTAATAAATCGATTGCGACTATTAGTAATTATTTAGATTCAAATTATGCTACATATAAAAATCTAGAGACTGGAAAAATTGCAAGACTTCCAAGAGATCATCCTAGAGTTTTAAATAATGAGTGGGTAGGTGTGACAAAAGGCAGGAAGCTGAGTGAAGAACATAAAGCATCTATATCTAATAATATATCAGGAGAAAAAAATCCATTTTATGGAAAAAAACATTCTAAAAAAACAAAAAAACTCATATCTAATAAAAATTTAGGAAGCGTTCGTTCCAAAGAAGTAAAATTAAAAATGAGTTTAGATAGAATGGGCATTCCTAAATCAGAAGAACATAAAAAAAAGATAGGAAGAAAAGGTTTTCTTATGTTAAAAAACATACAAGATGGAAGATGCATTAGAATAAAAATTAAAGATATAGAGAAATATGATTTGTCTGTTTGGAAAAATCCTTCTTCTATTAAACAAAAAAGAGAAGTCTGTTTTATTTGTGGAATAGAAAGTACTGTTGGAAATATAAAAAGATGGCACAACGAAAGGTGTAAAAAGAATGAAAATTAAAAGTGTTAAAAGTGTGGGAAACAAAAATGTATATGATATATCTGTAGAAGATGTACAACACTATGCTTTAGAAAATGGAGCCATTACTCATAATACTGGAGTGATGTATTCTGCTGATACTGTATGGATCATAGGTAGACAACAAGAAAAGGATTCTGATAAAGCTCTGGCTGGGTACAATTTCATAATTAACGTTGAAAAATCTAGATTTGTAAAAGAAAAATCAAAAATTCCTATTACCGTCAATTTTGATGGTGGCATTAGTAAATATTCTGGATTATCAGAAACAGCTGTAGATGGTGGATATTTAACAAAAGTAAAGATTAGTAGATCTAATGGTCTTCAAGCAGTAAATAAAAATACTGGAGAGTTAATCGGTGAACCTATGTTAGAAAAAGATATTAAAACAAACTTTAGATTTTGGAAGAATCTATTTGAAAATACAGATTTCAAAGAACATATTTACAATAAGTATGCGATTGGAACTGGTAATATAATGTCTAATGATGAAGAAGTAATAGAAGATGAGTTGGAAAATGAAGAAGATTAATATAAAAGATCATGTAAATAATGATCAAGTAGTTACATTTTTATATTACAGAGATGGTGAATTGTGGTATAATACAGAAAAGGGTTTTATCTTTCCTGTACCGATTTCTGATATAGGAAATGCAACATTTAATGCAAAAGATAAAGCTATTTTGTTTATGAGGTATATTAGAAAGTATGCTAAAGCTATGGAAAGTGAAAATGAGTGTTAGAAAGAACAATACTATCAAATTTAATCTTTAATAAAGATTATTCTAGAAAAGTAATACCGCATTTAAAAGATGAATATTTTTCTGATAGAAAATATAAAGCAATTTTTCATATATTAAATTCTTATATTGGAAAATATAATCAACCACCTTCTATTGAAGCATTAAAAGTTGATATATCTGGAAAAGAAGGGCTGCCAGAAAATCTTTATTATGAAATCGTAGAAGAATTAGAACATTTTAAACCAAGCGAGAGTGAAAATGATTCTCAATGGCTTCTTGATACTACTGAGAATTTTTGTCAAGAAAAAGCATTGTATAATGCTATTATGAATTCTATTTCTATTATTGATGAAAAAGAGAAAAAAGATGGTCTATTAAAAGGAGCAATTCCTCAACTTTTATCAGATGCACTTGGCGTATCGTTCAATAATTCTATTGGGCATGATTATATTGAAGATTCTGATGATAGATTTGATTTTTATCATAGAAAAGAAGAAAAAGTTCCTTTTGATTTAGATTATTTTAATAAAATAACAAGAGGTGGTTTATCAAGAAAATCTCTTAATGTTATTTTGGCAGGAACTGGGGTTGGCAAAAGTTTGTTTATGTGTCATTGCGCAGCAGCAAATTTTATTCAGGGAAAAAATGTTCTTTATATTACTTTAGAAATGTCAGAAGAAAAGATTGGTGAAAGAATTGACGCCAATCTTTTAGATATTCCTATTACTGATTTTGAAACAATACCAAAATCTATTTATCAAAAAAGAATTGATAAAATAAAAGAAAAGTCTATAGGTAGACTAATAATTGAAGAATATCCAACTGCTTCTGCCGGAGCAGCTCATTTTAGAGCTCTTTTGAATGAGTTGAAATCAAAAAGAAATTTTATACCAGATATTATCTATATTGATTATTTGAATATATGTATTTCATCAAGGATTAAACAAGGCTCTAATGCTAATTCATATACATATGTAAAAGCTATTGCTGAAGAATTAAGAGGGCTCGCTGTTGAATGTAATGTGCCAGTAGTAACAGCAACTCAAACTACTAGAGGTGGATATAACTCATCTGATATTGATCTTACTGACACATCAGAAAGTTTTGGTTTACCAGCAACAGCTGATTTGATGTTTGCTTTGATTTCAACAGAAGAATTACAAGAAATGAATCAAATTATTGTAAAACAACTTAAAAATAGATATGCAGATCCTACAATGTATAGAAGATTTGTGATTGGTGTAGACAGGCCAAAGATGAGACTTTATGATGTTGAGGGTTCAGCTCAAGATATTATGGATGGCCCTGTTTTTGATGATACAGAATTTGGTCAAAAATTTGATAAAGAGAAGTTTAATGATGTTCTTGTATAAATAAAAGAAAACATTATAAAGGATTCTTTCAATGAGTGGCATGGATAAATATTCAAAATTTTTAGATAATCAACAGGATTATGTTTCGCCTTTTCAATCAACTCGAGTGTCAAAAACTTCGGTTGAAGCTGCTAAAGAAGTTAAGAATATAAGAGACAGCACTGGAAAATCTAATTATAAGAAATTAGAAGAAAGTAAACCCGGTCCTGATAATTCTGCTGCTCATCATATGATTAATAGATTAAAAAATCGTGGATGGCATGAGAAGCATGGTGTTGATGATAAAACTACTGATGAATATACGGTATTGTCTCATCCAGCTAAAGGTAGAGCTAATCATGAATATTATATTGATAATGATGGGAAGCATTTTTATCATTTCCATCATAAAGATGGAAAAACTAATATTGATGCAGGGGTTTCTAATACACTTGGCGCTCATTTAAAACATATGAAATATGATGATAAGATGAAAAAAGAAGAAGTTGAGTCTGAGTCTGATTTAATTCAAATGGATGAGGCTGCAGTTGGAGCAGCCGGTAAAGCTTTAGTAGGAGGTCTTTCTAAAATTGCAGGCCATATTGCTAGACATGCTGGTACTGTTGTTGATAAAGATAGAGAATATACAGATAAAGCGGCTGGTGGTATTAAAAAAGCTTTGGGAACAGTAGGTCATGTAGATTTGTTAACTCATAGTCTTGGAAGCACCGGAACTTTTTCATTGCAGGCAGGTTTTCTTAGAAGAAAAGATGAAAATGGAAGAGAAACTGGGCCACATAAGTTTAATCTTAGAGTTAGACACGATAATTGGAGAACTGGACAAAGAACAGTTCGTGACCTTGTCGGTCGTGAATATGAAAAAAAGGCAGTAAAGAGTAATGATAATAGAACATTTAAACCAAGATTCAGATTCGGTCGTGGTCTAACAAAAGATAAACAAACAACTGCTGATTCACAACCTAAGCCGGAAAATACTCAGCCAGAACAACAAAAACCACAGGCTTATGATGCTTTTGCTGATAAATCTAAAAGTGATGAAACATCTGGCGAAGATAAAGCCAAAAAGAAAATAAAGAAATTTTCATCTATGAAAGCACCGAAAGATAATACATAATGCATATAACTATAATATTTGATAAAGGTGAAGATAACGAAAAAACTGGAACTCTTGAGTTGACTGATGAAGCAATAGAACATTTTAGACAGCTTGGAATACCTGCCATAGAGCAATCAATAGAAGAATGCATCAGAAGAATGTTGGAGACATATTACAATGACTAAAGAAGATTATTCTAAAAAGATATTAAAAACTTTGATGTCTAGCCCAAAGTATCTTAAAGAACAGGGTGCAAATGATTTAATTAGTAATATTTTTTCTAATATTATGAAAAAATTAAATGGAGCTAAGAAAGCTGAAGTTTCAGGCACTAATAGTAAAACATCACCATTAAATCGTGACCCAATTAAAACAAAACCAGTTAAACCAGCTACTTCAACTAGAGATGCTGTTGATAAAGCTATAAAAGATAATAATAATACAACTGCATCAGATGCTCGAAATGTAGCTGGCCAAAATAGAGTTGCTGTTCCTGTAAGAGGGCCGGTTTCAACCAAAACAAATTCGCGTGTTACTTCGTCAGGAGCACCTGCAACTAACGGCAAACCACCATTTTCTGGTATGCCAGGTAAGCAAGGACCAGATGCTAGTAATGATGGTCTTCAAAAGACAGTTAGAGCTCCTACAGCAGTTCCACCAGCAACTACACCAAGGCCAGGATTACAAAGTAGGCGTATGCAAGCTCCACCAAGAGGTATAGCTGGAAATGCCCCACCTGGAGATCAGCATCCCGGTGTTGATAATGGAACAGATCAAAAAATTAGAGATAATGCTGCAAGAACATTATCTAATACAGAAGTAGCTAAACGCGTGGCCCGCGAAAAGGCATCTAGAGTAGCTAATATTGGAAGAGATAGAACGCCAAATCGTTCTAGATCACCTGCTCCAACAGCAGCAGCAGTACCAGTATCAAATAGTCCTACTCCAGATAATTATGCAGCTCCATCTACAAATGATGTTAAAGCAGCTACTTCTAGAGCATCTAGACCTACTAATATTATGCCAAGTAGATCTACTTCTAATACAACTAAACAGGTTAAAAAAGTAGCAAAGAAACAGAATTCTGGTTATAAATCAAATTATAAAGGTGCCCAGGGACAAAAATCTGTTTCATTAGCACAGATAAATAAAGGTGTAAGAACACGTAAACAAGGGAGTGACAGGTAATGGAATTAGTAACACTATCAATAGTTTTTATGGTTGGATTGTTTTTAGGATGGTTTGTCCTAAAGCGCCCAGCTTGGGCTGAAACATTCTGGGCATGGGCTTCAGGATTGTTTAGCTAATACAAATAAGATGGAGAAGAAATACGTATTTCTTCTCCTATTTTGTATACAGACAATTAGAAATGTATTATAATGACTAATGAATATTATTGCAAATGGTGTGAACAAAAAGTTGATAAGAAACAACACCATTTATATTGTAGTAAGAATCCAGATGGCAGTGATAATTATGCCAAATTAAAAAAAAGAAATAAAGATATATATGAGAAGCATTGCAGAAAAAAACTTGCAAAAGCTGCTCATACTCCAGAAGCCAAATTAAAAAGAAAAAAAACAGTAAAGAAAAATTGGGAAGCTGGTGTATATGATAATGTGGATTTTGGATCTAGATTTGAAGGAAAAAAACACAGTCTAAGTCTAAGATTAAAACAATCAATTGGAATGGTTAGGTTTTGGAAAAAGCAAGAACCTCAATTGCTACAAAATAGTTTGGAGAAGCACAATGTTATATCTCCAAATTTATCAACTAATATTAATCAACACAAAACAGTAATAGGAGGTGAATTTTTCGAAGAAGACTTTGTAGACTATATAGAAGAATATGATCCATTTAAATAAGGAGATAAAAAATATGTTGAAAAAAGATAACGAAAAAATTGGTAAGAACACTCCAGAGAATTATAAATATCTGGTAGTATATTATGATTATCTTAAAGAAAAGCATAAATCTATTGATTTAAAAATACAAAATTTTTATAATTCTTTTAAAGACGAAGAATTGAAAAAAATGAAAATACAAAGACTTCATTTGAAAGATGAAATGACCTATTATCAAAACTTAATAGAGGAATCATAAATGGCAAATATTAATAAATCAGAAAATATTATCTTAAAATATGAAGATAATAAAATTAAAATCATTGGAACTCAAATCAAAGCAGTTCTAGATATTGAATCTGGCGAATTAAGAAAATTATATTTTGGAAATGAAGGACATGGAACTTTGCACGTTCAAATTATAGACGAAAAAGATATGTTTACAATTCCGAAAATATAGTATATTATATAATTCAAGCTGGTGTAGCTCAATGGCAGAGCCACAGTTTTCCAAACTGTTGATGAGGGTTCGATTCCCTTCACCCGCTCCAAAAATTGGAACAGCCGAGCAGGACTGGTACACCATCGCAACCTTTGTCTACGGACTATAGCGTCGGTTAAAATACCTTTAATTCTAAATTATAAATCGGCTGTTTCATTTATAAATTATAGGACTCCATATGAAAATATATTCACATCGCGGAAACTTAAATGGAAAAGATCTAGAATGGGAAAACGATCCTTCTAGAGTTAAAGAAGCTTTATCCGAGAAATTTTATGTTGCTATAGATGTATATGCTGTCGATGGAATTCTTTATGGTAAAAATCCAAATCATCAAACAAGAAAGTTTTCTTTTGATTTTCTTCAGCAATATAAATATCAGCTTTTAATAAGAGCTGATAATTTTGATGCTATTAAGCTTATGAGAAGCAGAGACTTACATTATTATTGTATGGTAAATGATTCATATTCTATTTCTTCTAGAGGTTGGACTATTATGAACGAGGGCGATTCTGCGCAATATGACTATCTTACTATAATGCTTCATCCAGAAGAACATGGTTATTATGATCGGCAACATTTATGTGGAGTTGATAAGAAAAAATATAGAGATTCAATTGGAGCTATTGTAACAGATTATCCAAGAGAGTGGGTTAAAAATGTCATATAAAGTTATATGGCAAGATATAAAATCTGCTCCAGATCGTAAGATTCTTATGTGGAGAGAAGATACAAAAGATATGATTTATGATTTTCCTAAGAAGGATTATATTAATCATCCAGAGTATGCATATACTTTATGGACAGAAGCTCCAGAAACACCAAAAGTCGATAGATACAACGATATCCCATGTGATACAGAGCCAAATTTAAATGATTGATTTTTTTATTATATTATTTTCTTCATTATTTTTTGTATATTGTATGTCGTTTTGTTTTTGGTTGTTAAGATTAATGTTTCTTTTATCGAAAGATTCTAGGTGGTATCATGCTGTTTCTACACAAGATATAAACAAACAAAATGAATTAATAAAATATTATGCTAATATAATAAGTGGTAAACGATGATGATTGAAATAGGTGAAATGAGTAATACTGTTCCAAAATCTGCTTGGATTAATGTTTATAATCCAAAAGGATTACCTAATTGGAAAAAAGAAAAAATCAAAAAATTTAAATTGCAATCAAATCCGTGTTTTTATGAAACACGAGATAGAGCAAATGATATGGCTTATTCTAATTTAAATAGAGTAGCTCTTGTAAGGGTAGCATTAAAATGAAAGCAGAATATGTAGATCATATGGGAACGGATTTGTCTGTCGTAAATGCAGCAAGAGTTTCTTTCGCTAATGTTTCAACATGGGAAGTAGTTTCAGATGAAGCAAAAAAACTCAAAGATGCAGATAAAAGGCTCATTGATTTTCTTGGAAGAGGATGTACTAAAAAAGAATGGTCTTCATTAATTTCTGAAATAATTAATGAATATGATTCTATTAAAATAGAACATGCTTTAAATTCTCTAACACATATGGCAAAACATTGGGTACCTTTTACTCATACTGCTATTACTCTTAGAATGAAAGCTCCTGTTCCAATTAGAACACAGTGTTTTAAGCACAAACAAGGATTTACAGAAAGTGAAGAATCTAGGCGGTACATTAGGTCCATACCACAATTATATATCCCCGAATATTTACGATCAGCTCCAATTGGAGATAAGAAGCAAGGATCTGGTGAAAAACATAAAAATTCATCAAGGTTCATTGATCGTTATATCTCATCGTGCAAATCAGCAATTGACCTTTATATCGAAATGATCGATGATAGAATTTGTCCAGAGCAAGCTAGATTTGTTCTTCCTCAGGGAGTGGAAGTCAATTGGATATGGACCGGCAATCTTGCCTCTTATGCCAGATATTATAATCAAAGAATTGATTCTCATGCTCAAAAAGAATCTCAGTGGTTAGCTGAAGATGTTGGAAAAATTATTAGTGAACTGTTTCCTGTTTCGTGGGATGCACTTACTGCAAAATAAAGGTTGACATTTGTTAATGCACCTTATATAATACTAATTATCAAATGATATAGGATATAAAATGAAAACCTTTTTACTTATTGGATTGCTTGTGGCTGCAGGATTATTTTATCTTGGGTTAAAGTGGTTATGGGATAATATTGAAATTAAAAATGATGTAAATAACAAGGAAAAAAATGATGAATAGTATTAAATCTGTAATGTCGGCCGTTTTTGGGTTGGCTGTTTTTATGGCGGTAGTGACAGTAACTTTTGGTTCGTGGTACACTATTGATGAAACAGAACGTGGAGTAGTTCTTCGAAATGGAGCTTTTCAATCGATTGCTAATCCAGGTCTTGGATTTAAAACTCCATGGATTGAAGATGTGAATGTTATTTCACTACAAACAAAAGCCAGGCTTTGGGAAACCATGCCGGCATATTCTAGAGATCAGCAACCAGCTAATCTTCAAGTATCGGTGACTTATAAAATTCCCGCTGATAAAGTTGAAATGCTTTATAGGCAATTCCAGACTGAAGATAATATGGTCGCTCGATTGCTTGATCGAAAGCTGCCTGAAATTATTAAAGTCGTGTTTGGTCAATATACTGCTGTTTCTGCAGTTCAGAATAGAGAGCAAATGGCCATTAAGATCACAGAGCGAACAGCTGATATTATCAAAGGTCCTGTTGAAGTAGTATCTGTGCAAATTGAAAATATTGATTTTTCAGATGCATATGAGCTTTCAATCGAATCTCGGATGAAGGAAGAGGTTGAAGTTGAGCGTGTTCGTCAAACTGCCGAACGACAGAAAATTGAAGCTGAAATTACTGTGATTAAAGCTGATGCTGAAGCTAAGGCCGTGGTCGCTAAAGCTACTGCTGAAGCAGATGCTATTAGACTTCGTGGTGTTGCAGAAGCTTCTGCTATTGATGCTAAAGGTAAGGCTATTAGTCAAAATCCAATGATCGTTGAATTGACAAAAGCCGAACGTTGGAATGGAGTGACTCCGGTTACTGTTCTTCCTGGTGGAACGGTTCCATTCTTGGATGTTAATAAGTAATGAATATTTATGAATACAAAGAACAGTATTCATTCTTCACACAAGAAGCAAGAGTCGATAAGTTTAAATTAATTTTAGATAATTTGAAAAAGCTTGTCGACTCTGATCCTGAACTAATAGATTATTTAATTGAAGATGGATTATTAGATGCATTGATTGATATTGAATCTAATGATGGGTTTGGTACTGAAGGAATGAATATATAATGAAAATTAAAGTAATAACACCAGAAACCGATCAAGGTATTCGCCATAATGCGATATCTATTTTTTTGGCCGGAACTATTGAAAACGTAAAAGCATTTGATTGGCAATCAGAAATTATAGCTGATTTGTGTAAAACCAATTTTAAAGATGATATGGAAATTGATATTTTGAATCCAAGAGTCAAAAATTGGAATGAAAATCTCGAGCATGATCCTCTTCCTGGTTCTCCATTTAATGATCAAGTAACATGGGAGCTAAATCATATAATTTCAGCTAATCGTGTGGTGTTTAATTTTGAAAGAGATTCTATTTCACCTATAACTCTTTTAGAGTTGGGACTTGTTATGTCTCTTGGAAAGAGCAGTTATATCAATTGCCCTAGAGACTATTTTCGTTATGGAAATATTAAAATAACTGCCGACCATTTTGGCTATTATATCTATTCAACATATGAAGATATGTTGTTTTCGCTATTGACAAGCCTCTAAAAATAGAATATAAATAAATTATAACCACCGACATTCATAAAGGGAGTCTTTACATGTCATACAAATACGATTATCTGGTCTTTATAGGCCGATTTCAGCCAGTGCACAATGGACATTTAAATGTTATCAGAAGAGCACTAGAACTTTCCGAAAAAATTATTATAGTATTGGGCTCGCACAACCAGCCTAGATCATTACGTAACCCTTGGACTAGTCAAGAAAGAAAACAAATGATTCTTGATTCTATGATGGAAATAACTAGAGGCACTGATTTATTTGATCGTGTTGCTGCTTATAGTTCTGCTATAGATTTTGCATATCAAGAAGATTATACTTATAATTTAGATAAGTGGGTTTCTAGTATTCAAGGTCAAGTCAATCATATCATTAATAAAAAATGGAAAGCCGGACCCACAAAAATTGGATTGATTGGTCACGCAAAAGATCATTCATCTTTTTATCTTAATTTATTTCCTCAATGGGGAAGTGAAAATGTTGAACAATATGTAGTTCTTGATGCTACAACTGTTAGAGAAGATTTGTTTAATCCTTGGACTCTTATGTTTCCAAGAAGAGCTGCTGAGATGCCAATAGCAGTAGTTGAATATCTTGAAAGCTGGGCTGAAGAAAACCCAAAAGACTTTGAATATATAAGAGCTGAAAATGAGCATTTGATTTCATATAAGAAAAGTTGGTCTCATTCACCGTTCCCTCCAACTTTTAATACTGTAGATGCAGTAGTGGTTCAATCTGGTCATATTCTTATGATTGAACGCGGCGCGATGCCTGGTCTTGGTCAATTAGCAATCCCTGGTGGTTTCATCAATCAATTTGAAACTATTGAAGATGCTATGATTAGAGAGCTAAGAGAAGAAACAAAAATTAAAGTTCCTGCGGCCGTTCTTCGTGGATCAATTAAACAAGTTAAAGTGTATGATGATCCATATAGATCTCAGCGTGGAAGAACTATAACGCATGCTCATTATATTCATTTGACGGATATGCAAGAACTTCCAAAAGTAAAAGGTTCTGATGATGCTGCAAAAGCGAAATGGATTCCTCTTAATGATCTCGATAGAGGTGTTATTTTTGAAGATCACTTTGATATAATAGATGATATGGTGAAATTATGATAAAATATTCAGGAAGAACTACTGCCCACGTACATAAAACTAACAAATGGCAGGAAGTAGATAGTAGTAATATACCATCTGCATTTAGTGCAAAACTTGTTTTTGATGCTCAGTGGACGGATTGTCCAGTAGAAGTTGAAGAAGAAGTTAAAAGATTATGGCAAGATCATGAACTTGGAAATGATTATTATTATTTTAGTTGGGATGAGGCAGAATTGTCTGAAGAATATCCAATTATTTCTGATTATTTTAAAAAATGCAGTATCACTGGAGATGTTTTAATTCATTGGTGGTGGTAAAAATTTAAACATAAACGTAATAGGAGTTATTACAGTGCTAAAAAGAAATTTTATTTTATCTACAGACAGTTACAAATTTTCTCATTCAAAACTTATTGATCCTAATATCAAGTATATGAGTTCATATCTCGAAGGAAGAAAATCAAATAAGTTTGATTCTATGGTTTACTTTGGCCTGCAATCATATCTAAAAGAATATCTATTAGATCCAATTGTAAAAGAAGATATTGATTATGCAGAAAAGAGAATTACTGCTCATGGCCTTCCTTTTGATAGAGAAGGATGGGACATAATCGTTAATGAGTTTGATGGTTTTCTTCCTATTCAAATTTCTGCTATCGACGAAGGCACCGTAGTTCCATTGGGAACACCTCTTCTAGAAGTAAGAAACGCAGATGATAGGTTTCCATGGCTTCCAGCCTTTATTGAAACTGCGCTCCATAGAGCAATATGGTATCCATCAACTGTAGCGACTGTGTCACGTGAAGTAAAAAAGATTATATATGCTGGTTTGCAAGAATCGTGCGATGATCCAGATGGCCAGATCGCGTTTAAGTTACATGACTTTGGCGGTAGGGGAGCGACTTCTGGCGAATCAGCTGCATTGGGCGGCATGGCTCATTTGATTAACTTTATGGGAACCGATACAGTCGAAGCTTTAGAAGCTGCCAAAGTATATTATGGTGAAGATATGGCTGGTTTTTCTATTCCTGCTAGTGAGCATTCGACTGTAACTTGTTGGGGCAAGGACCGTGAATATGAAATGTTTGAACATTTTTTAGATACTTATGCAAAAACCAACGCTCTTTATTCTTGCGTATCAGATAGTTATAACATCTGGGAAGCAATCACCGAAGGGTGGGGTAATAAGTTGAAAGAAAAAGTTCGTAATTCTGGTGGAACTCTTGTGATTAGACCAGATAGTGGCAGTCCAATTTCATCGATGATTGGCCAGGTTTCTGAAAGAATTCTTAAATCGTTTGATAATTATACTGTTAACAATAAAGGTTTTATCGTTTTTGAAGACTGCGTTCGTGCGATTCAGGGCGATGGATGCAATATTGATACTATTCGTGAATGTGTGAAAGAGCTTATAGATAGAGGAATTAGTGTAGAAAATTGGGCCTTTGGTATGGGCGGTGGTTTGCTTCAAAAAGTAAATAGAGATGATCTAAGCTTTGCAATGAAAACTAGTTCTGCATCGTATAATGGTGTTGTTTGGTTTGATGTAAAGAAAGATCCAATCACAGATCGCTCAAAAGCATCTAAGGCTGGTCTTATTACAAATAGCTCTTTTAAGAAAAGATATTCACATGGTTATATGTATAATGAAACCACATTTGAAGAAGTTAGAGAAAGGGCTAAGCTATAATGTTAGAAATTTTAGCAATACCGACTGTGAAATCTACAATTGGTTTTATTGTTGGATATATTATTGGTTTTTTGATTTTGAAATTTGTTATTTTTCCTCGTATAGAAAAATAATTAAATAGCCTATTTACAATATCTCTTTTTTGTGATATATTATAATAAAATAGTGAAAGGATATACTATGTTTGATATTGAAAAGTTTGAAAAGGCCCTTGAATTGGGTAATGTTACCGTTTCATTTGTTAAAAAAGACGGTTCCGATAGAATTATGAAGTGTACTCTTAATATGGATAATATTCCTGTCGAGAGTCATCCGGTTGGTGGAAATACAACTTCGCCAAATGTTATGAATGTTTGGGATTTGGATAAAAGTGCATGGAGAAGTTTTCGTAAGGATTCTGTTACAGAGTGGAAAGTGATTAATTGATGGCACATCCGCATAAAAATAGACCAAGAAAAGGTCGAAGAAAGATTGGATCTAAAAAACGGCGGGCTCGTTTGAAGAGAAGAAATAAATGAAGCATGTAACACTTCCAGAAGATATTATATCAGATTTTGAAGTTGAAAAAGTTCATGCAAATGCTAATTTTGGAAGTGTGTCTCCTAGACAAGTTATTGATGAAGGTGTTACAAAATATGCTTTTGGATATACTACTGGACATACTATGTTTACAATTTTGGTAGAGCATAAGCTGATAAGAAGATCAAAAAATCTAACATCATATAAAGCTTCTCTTACACCAAAAGGTAAGAAATATCTTAAAGCTTTATATCCAGGTGATATGATATATGATATTTTAAAATTAAAAGAAGAATATCATAATGAAAATATGTGTGAGAGTTGTGGTCAATACCATGTTTCTTTTCCATATATTATTTGTGAAGGTTGCGAAGCTTACAGGGAACACCAACAATGAAAAAAGCAATAGTTTATATAACATCATGTGATGAATGTCCTCATATGGATAGAGAGCTTGTTATGCACGCTAAACCAGAAAAGTTTTGTGAGCTATTAGGATGTAATATCAATAGTTTTGATAAAGATGATAACGGTATTCCTATAATGTGTCCATTGGAGGATTCAGTAAGTGGCCGATAAAACTCTTAAAGAAGAATTGTCAGAAGCTGAATCTTGGACCGGCGATGCTGTTCTTGATTTAATTCATAATGTTGCAGATGGCCATATACCAAATCGAGAAGAGTTGTGCGTTTTGATATTAAATTCTCATTCTGGTATTTCTTGCGAGTTTAGTCTTGAATATACAAAAAAGAAAATAAA